TTGACGAGGCTCTTAGAAGAGACTCAAACAGTGCAGACGACTCTATAGCTACTCCCTCCAGAGCAGGCCGCAGAGCTATTGCTGAGGCTGTTCACGAAGCTATAGCCGCTGCCATCCCTGATTTAGAAGTCCAAGACCTGCTGCGAAGTCAAGCGTTAGCTTACAGAGCTAGAGATATTTTTGATGAAAAACGTAGACTTGAGGCTGATACGTTAATTAGTAGGATGGGGCAAAACATATCTAAGGCAGGCGTTAACCTACCAAGAAACCCAGCAAGCCAAGTAGCAACAGGGAATGTAGCGGCTAACACTATTACGTCTGGAGTCTTTCCTTATATTGTGGGTGTTGCGGGAACTGCCGCCACTGTGTATGGTCTTGGCAAGGCAGCGTTTTCTGCACAAAC